ATGGCCTTTTATCTGTTCCCGGGCGTTATGTATGAAAGATTTAGAAAAACAGATCGTGAACACACTAATTTCGCAAGACGTCACTCAAAGTCTACACCATCATTAGAAAATGCTTATAAAGTTTATGAGTTATCAATTAAACAATATTTAGGTTTTGGCTCAATATTGCAATTTGTACCTGGAACAATTGCAAATAGGGCTCGTCAACAGTTATCGAACGAATTAAAACCTGCTATGGAGGCACTGAAGAAGGAGTTTGCTGAACTTTCTGCAACGATTTCTTATCAATATGTCGGAGATATTGAGTTTTATTTTTTTAGGAAGTACTCTCTGCTTCTACCTCTTTATTCTTACTTAAATATCGGACCTCTTTTTAAATTACTAGACGAAGTTGCAGACGGATTTGACAGCCCAGGTATTAATAGAAATAAAAAATTTCCTTTGCTTAGGATTGCTTTTATGTTTCCAATTCTAACAGATATTTTTTATGTCCATAGAAATAGAAAAATTAGACTTCAAGAAAATGCATTAAAAAATGTTATACATACCGTTTTGAACCCAATTAGGCTTCTCGATAATGCTTTGAATTTCTTTCATTTAGGAGTTAACCGAATTTTAGATATTGGTTCAGAACAATCTGCACGATCATCTTTGCCAAGAACCCTTCTGAAAGGTTTGGCTGGACTGATTTTTGGACTTGTTAAGATACCTGTAAAAATACTTAAATTCCTCATAGACTTACCTCTTGAAACCATTAAAACTTTAATTGTTGACCCTCTCGTTCACATAGCAACTTGCATGAGAGAGGCATATGAAAATGATGGAAATGTGAAAGCGCTGATAGTAACGGCAAAAGAGCTTCAAGATGTTAAGGAGTTAAGACGAACTGCTAAAGGGCGGGAAGATACTAGTTATAAGGCAATAACGAGGACAACACTCTACAATACAGCATACATCGGTATAACAAAGAGTGAATTATATGGTGAAGATCCTGTTACACATGAAAGGTTGGTTGCTATAAAAGGCTCTAGTGACAAAATAACAAAAATAACTTCCTTGCTGTCAATCGTAAATCTCTTTTCGGCTCAGCAGAAAATTGCCAAAAATGAAGCTGAAGCTGTTGAAGAAGCAAAATCCATATTATCATCCCCTGTGCTATAAAATTGTTTTTCAAAGTCAATTTCAAAAAGATCTTTGCTTGTAAACCTAGGAAGGATCTTTTAATAATTTCTTATCATTTTCTTCTCAATCTAAGGATGTAACTGAAAGATAAAACAGAAGTTATTCTGACCAATAAAGAGGCTCGTATCCTGCAAGCCTCCTTTTTTCATCATATTCAGAAAAGTCTGGTTAATTTAATTAGCGTGGTTTCAATTGTAATAATTCATCATCCTCTGTAATGGGCTGTTGAAGACTCCATTGCTGCCAAATTGGTGGATTCATTTTCATTTGCTCCTTCTTCTGTTCAATTTCACGGGAAGATAAATCAAGTAACCCATCTAGACTTGAAGAGCTTGAGGCATTTTTGAGGATTTTTTCTTCAACGGGGTAATTGTCATCTTTAGTTGGCTCTTGAACAGGGCTATGACACGCAATTTCTTCCATTTCCTTATTAAATTCTTCTCCTGTATGAACAAAATTAACGAGTAATTTAACTTTTTGATAAAGGTAATTAATAAAAATGGCGAATACCAAAAATATTTCGTAAAAAACGCTGCCTAGTGATTTAATAATGGAATTGAGTATCACTTTCTTGGATTCTGATTTTAGTAATGCGTAAGAAATAATTTCGTAAGAACAGTATCTCTGATCATAACCCATTTTTTTAAAATAATAAGATAACCATTTTTGAAAATTATCTTTGTCTGCAAATAAATACCATCCACTATTTGCATCTATAAAATGATAAGACCCATTCTCATCTTTGCCGAAGCCCATGGCATGTCCCGCAGACAAATTAGACATTGATAAATTAAAATAGCAACTAGGAAATTCAGTAAGATTTTTTATGATATCTTGAGCAACCATTTCTGTGCGGTAAAAAAACCTTTCGCTCACAACGACTTCGCTTTTAATTTCGAATGATTTCGCAGTTTCGTTATTGATTCTTTTAGATAACTTACCCAAATCATAGTGTGTATTTTGCAGTTCAAAGATATTTAAATTAACGGGAATAGTATGATTGAGGCTTATATATTTATTTGTCGACAGGCTGTATTTTAAAGGCTTAAAAAAAGGGGGATTAGTTGGATTAATCCCAAAAGGATTTTTATTAAGCAAAAGACATCTAATCCATTCAAGGACATACCCAGCGCAAGCACCGGGTAGATTGCCTAAGCGAAAATCCATTGATTGGTGTAAAGGCAAAATAATTTTGCCAAGAAAGCTATTTTCAGTATCAGAGTAAAGTTCATTAAAGGTTTTGAACCTTTGGGGTGTAAATAATCCGTTTTTATTCCTAATTTGTTTAAAATAATGAATAACTGCATCAATGTCTTTTTCTACCTTATTCAAACAATTAATGAATGCTGTTGAATTATTCGTTGAATGAATTATTTCAGAGATGTTCTTTTTTATTTGAATTAATTCATGAATGTCAGGACGATGCATTTGCTTGGTTAATCCATCAAAATTGACTTTCATAGAGGCTTGTTTGCCATGCAAAAGTATTCTTATGAACTTTTCTTCTCCCTTACAAGGAGATGCGTGTAAGTATTTTTGAAGTCTTCTGACAGCAGTAAACAAATTTCCATTTTTATCCGGGAATGACATTGGCTGTTTTAGAATGAAAAAAATAAGTACATATTATACATTGATTTGTCAATTTTAACAGGGCATTAAATTATCTTGCTCTGATATATGTAAATTCTTTGTTCAAATGATTCTAAATAAGCGAACTTTTTTGGCACTCATAGTTGTCACTTCAGTTTCTCACAGAAGTTCATTTACATTACACAAGCTTATTTTGTCTTGATATTGTTAACTGTAGCAGTTCGCTTTGATGATACATGCACCGACTCACACCTATGTGTTTATACAGCCAATTCACTTACAGTGAAAAATAATTTTTTCACCAAAAGAGGGATAATCTCTCAATGCTGTGAATCTCTAGCGTCTTTAAAAGTCTGATTATTGTGAAAACAAAGAGAGCAATAAAAATACAAAATGTGGCACAAAAACTGTTTTAACGCTTGAAGACTTAAGAGCTGACAATCCTTTCAATTTGCCGGTCGAGATGCTTGCTGACTGGTTAACTACTCGCAATAAGAAACGTGCTCCGATAACTCCTACTGCATGGAATAAAATCAAGAAAGAGCTTTGGAAGTGTGAACAGCAAGGCATAAATCCCGTTGATTCTTTTGAAACCATGGTTGCAAGTGGCTGGCAATCTTTACGTTTCGAATGGTTTCAATTTACTAAACCTCAGTCATCATCGGGAATTAATAATTTAAGCACCGACTGGGGCAAGAATTTTTATGAAAATGAGTTAGGGTTTTAGCATGGAAAAAATAAGTGATGTCATTGATTCGAAGACTTTTCTCGAGCGTCGTCAAGAGCAAGAAATAAAAAAAGATTTAGATCCTTCGTCAGTTGCCGTGGTAAATCGTCTATTTGTATTTTTTGAAACGATATGCAGAGGATTTGAGAAACAATATCAGGGCAATCAGAAAAAAATTGATAATGAAAAATCTCAATGGACTAGAGCGTTTATGGATTCAGGAATTAATCGCATTGAGCAAATTAGCATGGGCGTAAAACGCTGCAGACTTGAGAGTCCAATCAACACGCCAACAATTGGTCAGTTTCTTAAATGGTGTAAGACTTCAGAAGAAGATTACGATCTGTTGCCTAAAGAAATAGCTTATATCAAAGCTTATGATTTATTACGAAACGGTGAATTGCAAGGATTATCCACTGAGCAGTTTTCAGTAATTCATCATGCGCTTGAGCAAAGTGATAGATATTTCATGAAAACGAATAGTCGAGAAAAGACACAACTTGTTTTTTATCGTAATTATGAAATCGCAATTAGAGATTTTCTAAGCGGCAAGCTTAAGCCTATCCATCGTGCAATTGAAGATAAACGAGATGAACAGAGTGAGAAAGAGAAACAGAATTATATTGCTAAATATTATCAGCACTGTAAGTCAAATGATCATTTCAGAACACAAATGCAACTAATACTAGGAGATAGTTTGAAATGGCATTCTTAACAGATAGTGAGTGCAAAAAAATAATTTTTAATATTGGCAGAGAACTTAATTTGCCACCAAAGCTAATTTCAACGCGTCTATTAGACGATTTTGATAAGGACGCTATGAGAGAAGGGTTGTTGGAGATCTCTATCCTAAAACGATTTGTGGAAGTTTGGCGAGATATGGGAATGCCAGACCAGGTTTTAAAATAATAAAATTTACCGCTGGGGATGGTAAGAGATGGCTAAATATAAATCATATGAGTGTTATTTTTGTCATAGTGTTCGATTGCAACCAGGTCGTACATGTCAAAGCTGTGGGGCTAGGACTTTAGTTGCGGCGAACAAAAATAACAAGCGTTCGAAAGTTAATGGGAATTATGAAGAGAAGTATAGCAATTGGCGCAAGTACACGGATTTTTTAACGGAAGATAATTTAAGCGATTGAGTTTTTGTGTTATTTATGCGCTGTGTTATTATTTTCTAAACTCAAAGGCAGGGATTGTTTATGCTTTGTTATCGATGTAAGGGAACGGGTAAATATTTTGGTAATGGGATGATACAAACTGATTGCGATAAATGTGATGGTTATGGGAATAGTTGGAGTGAAAATGATAGCGATAATTTATCGCATCGTAGCATTGATAAACGTAGTAAAGCGTATAAAGATGCAATTAAAGACATTATGAAATTAGATCCAAAAATATCTCGGCAGGAAGCTGAGAAAATGTTTCAAAAAACGTACGATAAAATTTGATTTGAGAGGTTAAGGATGACCGGTAAAGCAAAAATGGGAGCTCCTACAAAATATTCTAAAGAGCTTGCCGATAAGATTTGTAAATTAATAGCCACTAATCCAGTAGGATTGACAACTTTAATAAAATTGCACAATTTGCCTGATAGACAAACAATTTATAATTGGCTTAATCTATATGGTGACTTTTTCGACAATTATATGCAAGCAAAAAAACAACAAGCTCATGTAATTGCTGATGAAATGCTTGAAGTACATAATGATATTCCGACTTATTTTGATAAAGATGGGAATGAGAAAATTGATAACGGAATGTTAGGAAGATCTAAATTAAAAATGGAAGCTTTGCGCTGGAGTGCTGCACGATTAAACCCAAAATGGTATTCTGAAAAAACAGTTAATACTGATGATGGAAAAGATGATGAAATGGACAAAGATTTAGAGCAGCGCCGTAAAGAATTAGATCAAGAATATAAGCGAGAATGTTGATTTAATATTGCTAAACGAACAAATCTGCCAAGCTTCTGTTTACCACTCCATGAGCAGACTGCAGGTTTTAGCGCTAATCCTTTGCTTCCAGCCCTGAAGCGCGCGAATGGGCATTTATAAGGATTTTTTAATGACTATAAATGATTTTATTCAAAATGTTTTTGGTTTCTTTTTTGTATTGATATTTTTTCTATTATTTATTGCTCCAGCTGCATTTCTCGGATTGTTGTCGCCGTTTTATAGCAAAGATAAATGAAAGTAGCGGCGTGGTTTAGGGACACGCGAAAAGAGTGAGTGATAGCAACCCCTTGCATTGATGACGGTCGTTAAACACCTGGATTGTAGGCCACGAATTCCATTACGGCAACATGACTTAGTTGCTTTGAGAAATGCAAGTGTTACTGGCACCAGGCCACGCTATGAGCAGGTGCAATTCCTGCCTACTTTCACCTAATTTTTTTTATATTGAGGTGTATTTTGGAAATTAAAATTACAAATAAGATTCAACAGCAAGTTCAACACGTTTTAAGAGAATATAAAGAAAATGAATTAGAAGACGAATTGATAAGCCTTGTTCTGCAATGGTGTAGTGAAGCTTTGATTATGGGTTCTACACATTCAGAAAAAATAGATTCTGCTATACAAGTAAATGACATTGTTCAATTAGACCCAGAAAAAACACGTAATAAAATGTTTGCCGGCTGCTTTATGGTTGTAAGTGAAATAAAATCCTGGGGTGTCCAAGGATATGTACAAGCTTTAGGAGAAAACGGGAAACAAGGTGGGCAAGCTTATTATCGAGCAAAATATGAAGAAATTGTCAAGGTAGGAAAAGCCGAATGGGTTGTTAACAATTTTTAGGATTGCGGACGTCAATAAAAGGCTCTCTCTTGCCTCAGGAAGGCCGATTGCTTAATTTGTATTAGTTGACCGAACGTTAAAAGTTTAGTTTCTTCTTCTTCATTATGCATTTTACATCCTTAATTCATTAATGTTTTTCACCGCAACAACTGCCGCATTCGCCATGCAAATGATGGCTTTCTATTTCATTAGCCATTGTGCGCATTAATTTAATTGCGGATTCAACAGCTTGTCCAGATGTATATTCGTTGGCTCCTGATTTCACTGCTTTTTCAATTTCATGGCTTAAACCACCGCCGATCGAAGAAACAAATTTTGCCGTCAAATGAACAATCAAATTATCTACAGGAGATTCAAAATCAAAAAGTTCTAACCATCTTTTAATAAATAGATAATGCGCTTTACTGTTTTCTATAAGTAAAGATTTTGCAGCTTTTATCTTTTCATCTTCGTTTAAGTCGTCTAGCATATTCAATTCCTTAATTTAATTTAACGAGATAACTGGATACGAACACAACGCGTTTATTAACATTCTAAATATCTACTATAAAATTTTAATAATGAGATATTGGGTTATACCAAACCCCGTTCGGATGTCTTCGACTTGCTTCTAATAATATGTTTAAAAAAATAACAAATGTGTAAAAAGCGCGCTCTAAATCATCATGAATTGATTGAGTAAAATTGTTCGTTTTCAAACTGAGTATTTCAATTGCATGGCTCAATACTTCTACCGCTTCTTTACCCGTCAAGCCCTCTAAATTGAAATTTTTAGTAGAATCTGGATAAATTGATAGCCAAATTTTTTCAACATCAAAGTCATAATGATAACGTTCTATGATTTCAAAATGACCCCATTCTGTGACGCACTTATCAGCGATGTATAAATCAATCATAATGAAGATAAATAATAATCGTACAATGATTGACATAATACAAAAAGCATAGTTATTACTAAAGCAATAATAGTAATGTTATCAATAATATTTTTCATAAGTGTCATTAAGACTTAAATGAAAGCATTTAATCATCATTGAGATTAATTATCCATCGCCTTTCTCATTATTCTGTCTCCTGTGTTGAATTAGAACGTTCTTTCAACCATTGGTGAACCTCGTCGCTGAGCCAGCCAACACTATTTTCAGCAAGCTTAATACGTTTTAAAAAAGGTACACGTTATCTTAGAAAATCTAATTTTGCATTTTAATATAAAAATAATCACAAAATAGACCTTTTTTTATATTTTAAAAAAAGGTATGCTGCGCTCATAAAAAAATGAGACGTAAATGAGCAGTTTTACAAAAGCAGAAGAAAATTATATTGATTATGAAGTTAAACTAAGGGTTCATGACGCTTTGTTTAAGCATATTGATTATAAATTTGACAAACTTGAACAGAAAGTTAATAAAATAGATCACAAATTTAATTTGGCTATTGGACTAATAATAACTTCTATTATTATACCTGTCGTTCTACATTATTATGTATTGCTTTAATTAGGTTAGCTTATGAATCATCAAACAGTGGGGTATATTCGTGTATCATCTCAGAGTCAAAATACTGCAAGGCAATTAGCAGGTATCAAGTTAGATAAAGAGTTTGTCGATGTGGTCACAGGAAGTATCAAAGAAAGAACTAACTTGCAAGCATGCATTGATTATATCAGAGAAGGCGACACGCTAGTTGTTGATAGTATCGATAGGCTTGCTAGAAATTTGCGCGATTTGCAAGAAATAATTCAAACAATTGTAAAAAAGGGCGTTGCTGTAAAATTTATCAAAGAAAATCTTACCTTTACATCACAGCAAGACCCGATTGCAACTTTAATGCTGCATATGATGGGTGCTTTTGCAGAATTTGAGCGAAATATGATTCGTAATCGCCAAAGAGAAGGCATAGATCTCGCAAAGAAAAAAGGAAAACACTTAGGTCGTCCTCCCGTTGACATGAAGCTAAGCGCAAAAGTAAAGGAATTGAAGAAAAAAGGGCTAAGTATTGCATCAATTGGTCAAGCGATAGAAAAATCTGCACCAACTGTCTATAAATTGTTGCGACATAATGATTAAATAGCGACAAAGCGATTGATTGTTAAAAGGATTTAATAAAAGATGTTCAAAGAGGATAATGAACGCCTCGCCGCACGTTTAAAAGGCAGTTTGCTCGAATTCACTAAATTCTTTTACCCTATCTTAACAGGGCGTAAATTTATTATCTCATTACCTACAGGCCGAGAGTCTCATCATATCATTATTGCTAAAGCATTAACTCAAGCTGCAAGGCTTGAAATTCCTAATCATCGATTAATCATTAACGTAAGCCCAGGCTCAGGAAAATCAACATTACTTTGTTTTTGGGTTGCATGGACAATGGCAAACAATCCAGATTCAAGATTTTTATATATCTCATATTCTAAAGTGCTCGCCGCAAAACATACCGAAACTATCAAACGTATTATGCAACTTGCACAGTATCAATACTTATTTAATGTGAGAATTAGACATGACTCAAAAGCAAAAGAATATTTCCAAACTACAAAAGGAGGAGCTGTTGCAGCTTTCGGCTCGGGTGGCGCGATTACTGGTCAAGATGCAGGATTGCCTGGATTGGAACGATTTTCTGGGGCGGTCATCATTGATGACGCTCATAAACCAGATGAAGTTCATTCAGACACAATTAGACAATCAGTTATTGATAACTACAGAGAAACTATCCAACAGCGTGCCCGCGGAATCAGCGTGCCTATTATCTTCATCGGCCAGAGACTCCATGAAGACGACTTAGCGGCCTACTTATTATCTGGCAAAGACGGCTATGAATGGAGCAAAGTCATTATCAAAAGTATTGATGAAGCAGGAAATGCAATGTATCCGGAAGCGCAACCTTTAGAAATGTTACTTAAAAAGAAAGAACACGACTCTTATGTTTTTGCAAGTCAATATCAACAAGACCCAATCCCTGCAGGTGGGGCACTATTTAAACCGGAATGGTTTGTCATGCTGAATGAAGAACCGAACGTATTATGCACATTCATTACTTGTGATACGGCCGAAACGTCTAAAAGTTACAATGATGCTACTGCCTTTAGTTTCTGGGGATTATATGAAATCGAATCATTTGGCATTAAGACAGGTCAATATGGCTTACACTGGATTGATACGCTTGAATGCCGTATAGAACCCAAAGATTTAAAACCAACTTTTTTGGACTTTTGGCAAGAATGCATGCGCTATAAAAAGCCACCGCAATTAGTAGCGATTGAGAAAAAATCAACTGGCGGTACACTGCTTAGTCTATTAGATGAAATTCGGGCAATTCGTTTGATGGATATTCCAAGAACAAGGGAGCAGGGTAATAAAACCAAGCGCTTTTTGGAAGTTCAGCCCTATATTGCAGAAAGACGAGTTTCATTTCCAGAGTATGGAAGACATGTCAAAGCGTGTATTGACCATATGTCTAAGATTACAGCAAATGAAACCCACCGATGGGATGATATCGCAGACACAGCAGCAGATGCAATTAAAATAGCTTTAATAGATAAGACTTTAATTTATACAACAAATGCGCCAGACTATGAAAAAATTGGGCAGAATATCAATTTAAATCAAACTCACATTAATCGATTGAGAAGGAATGCTTTTGGGAGATAGCTCCATCAGCTATATAGGAGACATTGATAGAGCTATCAATTTTTGCAGTTCACAAGGGATTTTTACTTCTAGTTCTAAATAAAGCAAAAATATTATAAATCTTAATCAAATAAGATACAATAAGGGCTTAAAAGCAAAGGATTTGCTAAAGGAGCTACAGGGTAATGAAGGACGTAGCAAAGCGCTATCAAGATAATCTTGCGCGTATTAAGAAAAAAGTTAAAAACGCGCATGATTATTTCAAGCATAACTATGACAGTTTTAACGAATTTCGTAAGTTTGTTTTTGAATCATCATTAACGAATGATGAAATTACGTTGCTTATGACAATAAATAGACCGCAACTTGAATTCAATGTGCTTGAAGCTTACATTAGTCGATTGCTTGGCGAATTTTCAAAACAAGAACCTGATATTGAAGTCAATGCTTATGATGAAAACAAAGCTGATCCTGTTACTATTAAAGTTGTTGAACAACATCTAAAACATGTCTTCATGGACTCAGATAATGAGCATTTGAGATATGAAGTATATAAAGATTTGTTGTCCGGCGGTTTTAGTGTTGTAAAAGTTTATACTGATTATGAACACGCCATGTCCATGAATCAGGTTATTAAATTTACCCGTTGTGAACCCACTTTATCCGGTTTTGATAAAATTGCTCGCTTTAGCCATAAAGGGGATGGCAATTTTTGTTTTGAACTTTTCCCCAAAGACAAAGACGAATTTTTAGAAGAATATCCCGACACGCCAATTAACACTTTAAACTTTAGACGTGATTTTGCAGGGTTTAACTGGTCATATCTTAACGATAACAGTCAAATCATTGTTGTTGCCGATTATTACGAAAAGGTTCGTAAAGAGGAAACGATTGTGCAGGTCAGAGATGGCCGTGTCATGACGATGAAACAATACCGTAAAATTGTCGATGAATGGAATGATATTACGGTGCCACCCACCATTGTCGGCAAACCAAGAAAAACATTTTTAGATAGAATCGTACGGTATCGATTAATTGAAAATCAAGTCATTGAGTATGAGGAAACTGATTTCTCTCATCTGCCATTGGTCTTTATTGACGGCAATTCAATGATGATTAAAACACCTAAAAATGGCAACGTCAGGCAAGTTACTAGACCGTATGTATATCATGCAAAGGATGCGCAACGGCTTAAAAACTGGGCTGGTATTTCTCTTGCTAATGAAATTGAAAACACAGTTCAGCATAAATTTATGATAGCAAAAGAAGCTATTCCTAAAGAAGATATTTATCAAGAGGCATTGAAAGATGTTCAAAAAGCTAACGTGGTGGTTTACAACTCGGTATATGAAAACGATCCAAGCATGCCAATCAATAATCCAATCCGAGAAGTACAAAGGGTTCCGGCTCCGCCGGAGATTGCGCAAGCTTTTACGGGCACTGATTCTTTAATACAAAACGTACTAGGTTCATACGATGCAAGTTTAGGAATAAACAATAACCAATTGTCTGGGATCGCAATTGTTGAAGCGGCTAGTCAATCGAATGCAACAGCAATGCCGTATATCGTTGGATGCTTGCAAGGATTCCAAAGGCTTGCAGAAATTTATGTTGATTTAATGCCCAAATATTTCACAACCCCAAGGACAATCCCAATTCGCGATGATGACGGCAAGCGTCAATATGTAAAAATCAATCAAGAAGATGGGTTTCCAATTGACTTTGAAAGTCATTTGCTCAATGTTTCTGTAAAAGCGGGTGCATCCTTCCAAGTTCAAAAATCACGAACAATTATGATGATCAAAGAAATGATGGGTATGTCACCCTTATTTGCACAATTTATAGCCGAAAAAGGACTTAATTTTGTGCTCGATAACATGGAAGGCAGAGGCATTGAACAGCTTAAAGCTTTAACTGATGAATGGCTGCAGGAATATCAGCAGCAAAAACAAGCTGCAATGCAAGCAGAACAACAAAACCCCGCGGTAATGAAACAACAAATTGAGATGACGAAACTAGAACAACAACAAGCGCAAAATCAACAAAAATTTGCTGTTGATATGGCAAAATTACAACAAGATGAGCGCAAAGTTTTAGCAGATTTAAGATTGGGTCAACAGTCTGCTAATATACAGCTCGTAAAAGCCATGACGGAACGTTTTGCCAAACAAGTTGACTTGGAAATTAAACGCCATGACATGACACACAAGCATATTATGTCGGCGTTTGATAGGCATCATAAATTAGCTGATGAAGGAAAAGAAAGGCATGCACACTGATTTAATTGAAGAGAATATGAGCTTAAAAGAGTTTATTGAAAACATTGTCGGAATGTCTTTTGAAGATTATCAAAATAAAGTTAATTATTTAGACAAAATATTACAAGGAGAAATAAATGTCGAAAGTGACCTGGCAAGACTTACATAATGCCACCTTTAAAGAGCTAAAAAAGACTTACAAACTTAATGATAGACAGCTTGAAAATGCGGTGAGAAATCACATGGATGGTGCAAATCCTGAAGAACGCAGAAATCTTTATGAAACCGTATGGGCTAAGAAATCATGATTTTACAATTAAACCCACCTATTCCAATCCTGACTCCGAAAGGTGAAGGATTAGCCCATTTTTTAATTGATTACGGCCCAGAAGATAATCTTTACTGGGTTACTTTCATTAAAGAAACTGGCGAATGTTGGACTTATGGCAATCCTGAAATTAGGGCTTGCAAAAACATAACCTTAGGGCGACTCAATCATGCCACTTCTTAAAGGAAAGTCCAAAAAAATAATTAGTGAGAATATAAAAGAGATGATTGACGCAGGTCATCCAAGAAATCAGGCTATTGCTGCAAGCCTTAATCAAGCACGTAAATCAGGAGCTAAGATTCCTGTTCAATCACAAAAGGAGAAAGTCGTGAAAAAACATCATTCCCACATGAAGAAAGCAGAAAACCATATGAAACATGCTGAGCATCATCATGGTAAAGCCGAACATCACCATAAAAAAGCCAAAGAACATTTAGAGCATGCTAAAAAACATGCTGACATAAAAGAAGATAAAGCGTTAGTTAAAAAAATGGTTAAGAAGAGTTCTTTAAAATGACAGATTTAGAAAAACGTCTTGATGCGGTTTGTGAATCATTAGAATCTCAGCGGCAAGAATTCGAAGAAGCTTGTCACCTTGTAGTCGAAGCAATTAACAACATGAGTCAACGTGTAGAAAGGATAGAAAAATGGATGCTAAACAAAGAAAGAAGAAAACAACAATTAGCGTTAGTCCGTACGACCAACGAGAAGAAAAAGTAAAAAAGAAAGCGTTTAAGTCTGTTGCTAAATCAGTAAAACCAGTGGCCAAGGACACCAATAAAACTAGGCGTCCTATGAAAAAGCCAATATGCTAAGGAGAAGAAATGCTGAGTTTAATCACTAATGGCTTGATTGCAATTTTAGAAAGAGAGCTTGTTGCATATGAGCCTCTAATACAGCAATTTTTAATTCATGAACTCGACAAGGCTATACAACTTCTTGTGCAGTTTGTTGAAAATAAGAAACAAGGGCAATAAAATGGCTGATAAAAAATGGATACAAAAAGCCATCAAGCACCCAGGAAAACTTCATAGAGAACTTGGCGTTCCTGAAGGAAAAAAAATTCCTGCAAAAAAATTAGCTAAAGCTGAACACGGTAAAAACCCAACTATTCGGCGTCAGGCTAATCTAGCTAAAACACTTTCAAAGCTTCGTAAAAAATAAGGATATTCACCATGACACATAATAAGCATCATTCTAGTCATAAAAAACCCATGCATCATTCCTCTCATGAATATAAGCCTAAAGAGGGGTTTATTGATAATCGTATGGTTCATGATACTCATCAAGAAGGAATTTCAAGAGTCATTCAAAGACGGCATGAGCGAAATGACGTTGAAGGTCATCATGGCAAAATGGGAAAAGGCGATAAAGCAAACTGGAGTAGAAGAGGCGATTCATTAACCCCAAGAAAAGCTTAAAATAATTTAGCTTATGGACAAGCTAATCAATTAATAAGGATATAAAATGACTAGTGTAATTCAGTTTCCTACTCCCATTCCTATGACAAATGGGAATTACCCAAATCTTAAATTTGCAGTGTTTGGCGATAATTTAAGTACTGTTACAACAGCGGGGTATTTGAATCAAAGCAATATTAATTCAGCAACGCCATTATCTGATGCCGATATTATTATGGCACTTTATAGTTATAATCAGCAAACCCAGTCTGGAAGTTTTGGGATTTTCACAGTAAGCATTGCTGCTTCAAATGGGCAAATTACACTGTCATCCTGGGCAAACCCTGGGGAAGTTACTCTCCCGACTACTGCCAATTATTTAGCTCATTTCACCAATACAACGGGTACTATTTCTTCAGCAGCGGCCAACGTTACTAATCCAGGTAATATTTCTGCAGGTCTTTCAGGTACGGCAGGTACATTGTCTTCTTTTCCATCTGCTGCTAATAAAGGGTCGTTAGTTTTAGCGGCTGTTGCTAATACAGGTAATACAACGACCACTATAAGTAATGCTTCGATGGGGCAAGCATCGGTGATTAGTATTCCAGATCCCGCCGCTGCAACAGCTAATTTCTTATTAGACCACGGCACAAATACCCTTGCAGCAGGTGCAAGCATTGTTGCTAATAAAGTAAATGGCACCGAAGCGGCTAATGCTGTAACCGCCGATGGAATGGCTGGAGCTATAACCACTTCATCACTAACCACCGCAGGTGGGGCAAGTTATGCCATAACCTGGACAAATACTTTCATCACCGCATCTTCATCAGTGCAAATTACATTAGCAGGTGGTACAAATACTGTTAAAAATATCACTGTTGAATGCGTGCCTGGCGCTGGAACTGCAACATTGACAATTTATAACAATACAGCAGCAACCGCATTAGACGGCACTATAATTATGTCTTATCTCGTTATGTAGCCTTATAGGTCTGAGCTTTTACCTCTTTTGTTCAGACCTACATTTTTTTAAGTTCTCTTTAAACCAATTGTTCACGGTTTCTTCTGTGTAATAGATTTTACCATTCAGTTTATAATAAGGCGGACTATTACCTTGATAACGCGCATTTTTAAACCAAGAACGTGAAAGCCCAAATTTAGCCGCAGTTTGTTTATCGCTTAAATACTCTATCCCATCAATTTTAAGCATAGCTATCCTTTTTGTTCTTTATAACTTTATTGCAATGATATTAATAACTTATCTTTCCATCAATGTATTAAAACGAACATTTTAATCTTAAAAAGAACAATCTATTCTTATCAAGCACATAACAACTTGTTCACTATTTAGACTTTATTTAAAGTTCACTTCATGGATGCTTCATCTTGCAAAGGACTGCAACCCATCCATCGAGACTCGTGCGATATGCGAGGTAAGTTTTTAGCGTGATGGCGTAATAATCCGAGACCTGTTCGTAAGGCAGAGGTATTACCGTGGCGGGGAAATAGCTAGAAGGGAATGTATGGATAATAGTGTTATGGATAACGCGTCTGATATGAATCAGCCGCCAGTTGAACCTGTTGTTCAGCAACAAGCTGAACGATTGTTTAAGCAATCAGAATTAAATGAAATTGTTGGACGTGCTAAACATGAAGCTGTTGAAAGTTTTAAAAGGCAACAACAACAAGTTCAGCAACCACAACAAGCCGCTAATTCGCAGCGTTATTTATCAGAGGAAGATATTAAACGCGTTGCAGCGGAAGAGCTCAGCAGGCAAAAAAGCGAATGGGAAAAAGAAAGCCTAGAGCGTGCCTATGCTGAAGCAGCTCAACGTATCGTGGATACGTATAAACAAAAAATTGCGACTGGCAAAGATAAATATCAAGATTTTGACACAGTAACGAATAGTGTAGATATGCGTTATTATCCGAATGTTGTTCAACTATTAGCTGAATACGTGGATAACGCATCAGATGTGCTTTATGACTTAGCTAAAAACAGGTCTAAGCTCTATCAACTTGAGTCTGCTTGTCAACATAATCCACAAGATGCTATTTACGAGATGAAACGTCTTTCGGAGTCTATTAAATCCAATGAGACAGCCTCGCAAATAAAACATGCCAATACACCATTATCACAACAAAGACCTTCTAACACCGGAATGGATTCAGGATTGCCTTTGTCAGTGAGAGATTATAAACGCAAATATCCAGGCTAATCACCTGAATCCTAACTTGATATTTAGTTAGGAGATACCAATGGCTGTTTTCCCCAATAACATTTTACAACAGGTACAAACCTATCAACGCTCAGGTTTGGCTTTATTGCAAAACTTATGCTGTCATGTAGCTACAGCAAATACCAAATTTATAGATTTTGACAAAATTCAGGCTAACTTAGGTTCCTCAATTACTTTTGATAAGCCTCCACGTTTTAGTACAGTCGCTGGTCTAGTTGCTTCATTCCAGCCAGCGGTTCAGCAGGTACAAACTTTGGTATGTGACCAAGCCAACAACACCAGCTTTAGTGTAACAAGCCAACAACGCATCTTTAATTTAGAAAAAGGTGAAGAAGATTACATGCGTGTGTTTGGTAAATCAGCTATTGCTGAATTAGCGACCAAAGTTGAAGGCAATGTCGCACTTAACTGGGCATCTGCTGTTAGAAGTCAATTAGACAATACTCTTAACACGTTTTCCGGACCATATCGTTATTATGGTAACGGAACAACGGCGTTAACTTCCTACCAACAACTTGCACAAGCCATTATGTTTTTCAAAAACTACGGCTCTGTTGCAGAAGGCATTAAAGTTTATCTCCCTGATACGGTAGTGCCTTCAATTGTTGGTAATGGTCTTAACCAATTTGTTCCACATCGTAACGATGAAATCGCGATGTCCTGGGAAGTCGGTGACTTTGGAACTCCGCTTGTTAGTTATTACCAGTCAAACTTAATGCCTATTCATGTTTCAGGTAATACTGGGGTGAATCAGCAAGTTTTAACTGTTGTTTCTACTAACGACCCAACAGGCCAAAACGTGACGCAAATTACTGTAAGTGGTGCTACTGCAAGTGATGCAAATGCGGTATTTGCTGGTGATTTATTTAGTTTCCAAGATGGGGTTGTCGGTTTTGATAACATGCGTTATTTAACTTATATTGGTCACTTTCCAAGTGCTAACCCTGTTCAATTTAGAGCGACTGCTAACGCTGCTGCTAACGCTGCTGGTGTTGTAACTATCAATATTACTCCGGCGCTGAACTGGGCAGGTGGTCAGAATCAAAACCTAAATAATCCGATTCAAGCGGGCATGCAAATTTTAGGATTGCCATCGCATCGTTGTGGCGGGATTTTAGGTGGTGACGCATTTTATCTTGCAATGCCGCAGTTGCCAGAGCAAAGCCCTTACGATACTGCAAATGAATATGATGAGGATACTGGTGTTTCATTGCGACTCACTTATGGTTCTTTGTTCGGTCAAAACGAGACGGGAATGATTTATGATGAAACACATGGCTCCGTGATCGTTCCTGAATATTCGATGCGGTTTATCGTACCGTTATCGCAAGGTTAATCGGCTAATTCCCTCGAATGAGGGAATTACTACTAACTTATTAAGGAATTTAAAAATGGCAACTTTTTCGCAACCACAAATACAAAACGATCCAATCTATCAATTACCTCATTTGTATATCTCAGGGCTTAATATCTCTTATGCATCTACGACAGTAATTGCAATTGCGCCTGGACAAGCAAGAGATGGTAATGATGTGATTGATATGCCCGTTTCTTGGCCTGATTCTAACAATGTTATTAATCCTGCAATTTTATTTCAAAATTACCAACAACCGATTTTGATTAATTCAGAGGTTAATGGAGCGAATGGATTAGATACTGGAAGTATTGCAGCAAGTACCCAATATGCTATTTATTTAATTGGTGACTCAAGTGGTTATAACCAAGTAGCGGGGCTTTTGTCATTGACTTCAAATGCAAGTCCTATTATGCCTCAGGGCTATGATTCATTTAGGTTGTTAGGTTTTGCAAAAACTGATGGTTCTAAACATTTCGTTTATGCAACAAGCAAACCACAGAATATGGTTAACGCATTAACTTATATTAATAGCCCTGCAATCACTGTATTAACTGGTGGTACAGCAACATCTTTTACAGCAATTGACTTAACAACAAGTTCAGCAGTTCCTACAACAACATTGCCTAACGTTATTTGTTGGCTTTTTGTAACTTTTACCCCCGCTGCTGCTGGCGACACAGTGCAGTTTAGACCAACTGGCTCAAGTGCTACGGGTAATTTGGTAACTATTACTGGCGCTGCCGCAGGAGTTGCACAAACTCAATATGTTCAAGTTATTGCAGGAGTTGGGGCTTCAAAACCTGAAATTGATTATGCAGTTACATCTGGTTCTGATGCTGTAACTGTAGCTGTGGCTTCATGGACAGGGGTTTCTAATACTGCATACCCTGCTTTAGTGTAATTTGTCTCTTTAAAGGGAGCGATAATATGGCTTATACAGCGCAACAACTTATTAGTCGCTCCTGGTTTTTATCTGGAATTGTAGCAAGAAACTTACAAGTTCCTACGGGCGATCAAATCTATGACGGTCTTCAAATGCTCAATGATTTGCTTAATTTTAAGCAGATTGAGACTGATTTAATTCCATATTGGCAATACATTACTTTTAATGCGACACCGACACAAGAGTTTTATTTTTTGCCTAATGTGGCTGACATAGAAACTTCTACTTTTAATATCGGTGTTGTCCGTTATCCAATGGTAACAACAAGTCGAACTAATTATTTTGGTTCGTCTCGCGTTGATAATATCTATACCTTACCTTTCTCATGGAACTTTGACAGGGGTGTTGGCGGTGGAACCTTTGGGATGTACTTTATTCCTGACCAGGCTTACCCAATAAAGATGAAAGTTAAGATTTTCTTAGTTGATGTTGATTTAAACACCGATTTACAAAATGTAACTGAGACATTCACTAACCCCTATAACATACCGAACTATACAACTTATACATTTATTAATAACGGCATACAAGGCTATGACGCTGCCTATCTTGAATACTTAAGATATGCACTTGCTCAATATATGTGCAGCGAATATGGTGTTTTATTTAACCCTGAATCAGAAAAGATTTTAGCAAGTTACAAGCGAAAGTTAATGTATATAAGTCCGCCTGATATGTCAATGAAGAAGCTTACGATTCTAAATGCTAATAGAGAGCCAGGATATAATTGGGGAGATGTAAATATTGGTATGGGCTGGCGTCCGTGACTTATTATAGCAATACAATATTTAGAAGAACATAAACATCAAGAATAAACAATTAACCAAGGACGGTTAATATGAAAGAAAACATAAATAAAAATTTTGTTTCTTATGATACTAGGCTAACACATGCTGAATTAAGCATTTTGTCTATTCAAGATGATTTAAAAGAATTGAAGCGCAATGTTCGTTACATAATGGGGCTTGTGTTTACGCTTAATATTACTTTGTTAGGGCTTTTAATAAAAGGGATTTATTAAGTGATTGTTAGGGGTCAAAATTTTAGACAATTTCCTTTGAATATTGTGGGTTCAAGTACGTTTGGACGTTATCCAAAAATCAGTATTGAAAAAACCTACAACATGTTTGTTTCTGATAGTTTTATGGTGCCTTATGCAGGTTATAAAAGAGCCATTTCATCTGCTGAATTTTTAAATGGTAAGGAAGGGCGCGCGGTTTTTACTAGTACTAAATTTAATAGGTTAGTAATTGTGATTGGCGCTCATGTATTTTTAGTGAACATTGTTTATTCACAAAAAAAAGAAAAAGTGATTTATGATCAGGTTATTCGTATTGGCACGTTACAGACTCAAACAGGCGTGGTTTACATTGCCGAAAACAATAAGCCACAAATCGGATTTTCTGATGGAACGGCGTTTTATATTTACGATCCTACTCTAACCCCATCATTTCAATCGATACCCCTTGATTTTGTGCCAGGTTACCTAACCTTTCATGATACGTACTTTATATTGGCTGCTTCTGATGATACTTACAATGGTGCTCCTGTTAATAATACTTGGCGTTTATCATCTAGCAACGATGGGACATCATGGCCATCTACTTCCTCAAGTGTGGGTCTATTGCAAACAAAACCGGATAATACGCAAGCCGTGGTACGCTTCCCATCAAAAGGAAACATGATTTTTGTAATGGGTTCAATCGTAACTGAGGCATGGTTTGATACTGGCGCCCAGCTTTTTCCTTATCAACGCAACAATCAATTTAATATTGATTATGGTTGCTTACAGCCTGCAACGGTAGCTTACATGGATGAGTTTGTTGTATGGCTTGCAAAAAATGAAAAGTCAGGGCCGATCATCATGTATTCTGATGGGGGGATGCCTCGAAAGATTACAACGGATGGCATTGATTATTTGTTTTCAACCTTACAAAACCCTGAGGATTCTCAGGCTTTTTTATATCGTCAAGACGGTCATTTGTTTTATCACATCAATTTTTATTCAGATAATTTATCATTATTTTATGACTTTATGACAGATAAGTTTTATCATGCTTGCGATCAAAACTTAAATTATTTTATCGCTGCAGAAGTGGCATTTTTTAACAATCAGTATTATTTTGTAACAAAAAACAATGGAAATCTGTTTGCTTTTGATACCTCTATTACTACTTATGATGATGTTGATTCCTTAGGTAATTTAACAACACACGAAATTCCCCGTATTAGGACATGCAAAAACATAAGAACCCCTGAACAAGACTATCAAATTATTAATGATATTGGCTTTACTATTGAAAGTGGCGAGACTGATTATCAGCAACAATCATTAGGTAACATTTTATTAATAACCCAAGATAAAAAAATATTAGGGACACAAGGTGATTTCCAAGGATTGGCTACGCAAGATGCGCAATTATTAAAAACACAAGATAATAAATACATTGTGACCCAACAAACCAATTTGGCAACCTCAGTGCCATTTATAGCCCAACAAGAAGCCAATACGGGTACATCAAATCTTTCGTTACCGCATGTTGATTTGTCTATTTCCACAGATGGTGGCGCCACATTCGGTAATGAATGGGCTTACTATTTGCCGCCCATTGGAGTGAGAAAAAATCGTTTAATGTGGTGGCAAGCAGGCATTGCGAATGATTTTGTCCCGCAATTTAAATTTTGGGGAATGGGGCGTTTTGTAGCCACGGATGGAATAGTTAATACGAGGACATAATGGCAGCAGAACCCTTACAATTACAAGCAATATTTCCAGACCTGCCAAGAGAAGTTCCCGTTATCAATAAAGACGGGGATTTCAGCCCATTGTGGAGTCTTGGTTTATCTTCATTGTTTCAAGCGCTTCAAGAAAATTTTTCAAATGAAGGTATTTTATTTCCGCGATTAAGTGCAACGAATATAGCCAATATCCAGACTATTTATACTCCCTTGATTGGTTCTCCATTACCACAAAATATACCTGATATAAGTGGCAAGACAGTTTTTGATACAACCAATCGTGTCTCGAAGCAATTTGTTATAACATATGACAATGCGAATCCGCCGAATATAGTGGCAGCACAGTGGAATATTTTAAGTTATTTGGTTTTGGGTTCTGGTAATCCGAATGGAGCTCAAGCAGGACAAGTATCTTGGTTTTATTATGATTTAACAGGTCATGCATTATACATTTGCACGACATCTGGCAGCACAGGAGGTGCTGTCTGGACAGCGATTTAAGGACAAATCATCATGGCTTATACCAATCCGGCAACTAACGCAATGCCTTATTTAACGCAAATACCATCTGCAACAGTGCCTTTTATGGCGCCTTATTATTCAGAAGGTATTAATGCAATTCCGACTCTTAGAGGAGAATACGGTGCATTGTTGCAAAATCCTGGTGGTAAAGTTAATGAGATTGGGGCGTCTTTTCATGAGTCCCCTGGATTTAAATTTGCTTTACAGCAAGCTTTGCAAGGCGCAGGTCATAAAGCGGCTGCCGAAGGAATGTATGGCAGTCCTGAGCATGAACAACGAGCTATGGAACTTGCAATTAATTTAGCTAATCAAGACTATTACAATTGGATAGATAGAGCGCTGCCTTTATATAATCAAGGGCTTGGCGGTGAACAGGGGTTTTACACTGGAGGTTTGCAATCAGGGACTAACATAGCCGATATGATTGCCCAAACACTAGCCCAACAAGGTCAATTATCTTATGCAGGACAACAAAATCTAAATCAATTAAACGCTGCAAGACAGAATGCAAAATGGAATGCTATAGGACAAGGATTAGGGACATTGTCTGCATTTATTCCTTTTAAAACCATTAGTGACAAAATCGGCGGATTATTAGGAGGTGAATAATGGCTTTTACATTTTATGGTTATCAACCAGAAAGGCCAATGGAGCAGCCTCTTAATAATGTAATAAAAAACATTTTAGGTGGTTACACAGAAGCTTCTAAAGCACGATATTTACAGCCTACACTTGAAGAAGAGTTGCAAAAAGCCAAGCTATTTAATAAGTGGTATGAGCCTAATATTAAATCCGAGATTGGGTTGCGAGGAGCTCATGCGGGTTTATTAGGAGAGCAAAAACGTGGGGCTCAAATTGAGAATCAATTTTTGCCTGAATTTAAGAAAGCCCAAATTGAGCAGCTAAAAGCAACTGCTGATAAAGCGCGTTTATTGCAAATGATTCGAGAGCAATTATTAGGTGGTGGTTCTGGGAATATTTTAAATAGTCCATCTCAACCAATAAAGATGTATCAAGGCCAAGGAATGCCCGCATTTTCTGAAGCACCTCAGTCAAATGAAGTTAACAGGCCATCAATTAATTCAAATGCCCCAGGCTATGCTCAAGCGGCAATTGCTCAGCAAGCATTAGGTTTAGGAATGCCAAAAATTGTTGATGTTAATGGTAAACAAATGGCAATTTCTCCATTTGGAATATTTGATACAGGCATACAAGGATTAACGGCGGAAGAAAAAGCATTTCAATCGGGATTAGGTAAAGCAAGGTCTGAATTTTATCAAAACTCAGTAAATGCCTTTAACACATTAGGAAATCAAGATTTGGCTTTAAATGAATTAAAAAATTCTGTTGAAAATAATCCAGAGTTTAGAAATGTTACAGGTAAAATTCAAAAACCATTATCTGAATGGTTTGGTACGCCTGCTCAAAAACAACTGTTAGGAGTATTGCAAACAGCATCAGGAGAAATTACATTGCAGATAGCGTCTTCTCTTAAAGGGGCGTGGACAGGTCGCGATCAAAATCTCGTTAACTCAATTAAACCAAACCCCCAAGACTTTCCAGATGTTCTTATAGGAAAATTAAGAGCACAGCTCTTGATCAATAGCGCTTTAAAAGAAAGGGCTAAATTACAAGCTCAGTTAGTTGAACAAGGCATGTCAACTTTAAAAGCCTCCGAACTTGCGGCAAAAGCGACTCCATTAGATAAATTTGAGCCAGTTATTAAGGGTTTGATTAAACATAAACCTCCAATCACTTTTGATGAAGCTAAGCAAGAATATCGAAGGCGACTTACTGCGAGAAAATTAAATGGCTAAAAAAGATTTTTCACAATATAGCGATGAAGAGCTATTGCAAATAATAGGCCAAAAACAGCCAAGTTTGATCGAGAAAGCTGGAAATGTTGCTGAAAAATTCAATAATTTTATTGAAGGAACACGACTTCCTGCTTTTGCCGGCGGTTTATTGCAAGGTGTTGGAGACATTGGAGCATCATTGGGTAATGTAGTTGCCAACCCTTTAGGCTATGAAATTCCACACCCTAATTTAGGCCAATATATAGATAATTCATTGCTATCAAGATTGGCTTTTGGTGCTGGAGAAATTAGCAGCCAAATTCCTTTATATTCTTCTGGTGCTGGTTTAATAGGTAAAACCACAGGAATAGGAACAAAAGCCGGATTAAGTGGTAAGTCGCTTCAAGGTGCTATTAGTGGCGCATTATTGGGTGAATCGGACGAAGGTGATCGCCTTTTAGGAGCCGCAACAGGCGCAGCATTACCAATAGCAGGTCAAGCAATAGAAAAAATTTCTCAATTGCGTTCTAAAAATATTGCTTCAAATGTTATTAATTCAATGAAAAATACTGAAAAAAAATATTCCAATCAATTTAATCATATCATTCAAGAAGCTGAAAATAGGGGATATGCAGGCAATTATAATCCTATCAAATTTGATAAAGAATTATTGCAAAAAGGCGGCAATAGCAAATTAGTATATGCTTTAAAACAATACAATAAAAAACCTTCTCTTGAAGCAGCTCATGAGGTTCAAAGTGATTTGGGTAAATTTGTGTACTCAATAGGAAGGCCAGCAGACTCCATAGAAAGGAAGGCTAAAGAAGAAGCAAAAGAGATAAGTGAAGCATTAAGAAAGCATATCATTACGCAATTAAATAGAAGTGGTAATCCTGATTTAGCTTTGAATTATATTAATGCTCGACATGGATATAAATCTGAATTTGTGCCCTATTTAAAAAGTAAATCAGTTCAAAAATTATTAAAAGATGAGCTGACCCCACGTGACTTTGCTAAAGCAATCGCTCAAGAAAAAAAATTCAAAGCTAAAATTGGCAGATATTCTCATCCAGAAATACAGCAGCGTGAATTAATTAGAAAATTAGCTACATCTAAAGCTGGTCAATATGCAATAGGTTCAGCGACCGGAACAATTTTAGGTGGCGCTGGTCTTTATGGTTTATCTAAATTATTTAAATAAAGGATTATCATGTCAGCAAATATAAACACGGCTTTGCTAATAGCAGCACCCATGCTACAAGATTATTTGGTTGATAAAGACGGTACACCGATGGCAGCAGGAACTATCACTTGTTATCATGATAATAACCGTACTACCTTAAAAAATTGGTATTACCAATCAGGAAAGCCTGGAAATTACACTTATGTGCCACTTCCAAACCCTTTAACTTTAAGCGGTGCAGGCACAATTTGTGATATCAACGGGGTTGATACTATTCCTTTTTTTTATCCTTATGACGAAACTGATGAAACAAAAAAAGATCCTTACTATATAACCATCGTTAATCATGCTCAAACTAACCAAATCACTAGAGCTAATTTTCCATTTTTAGGTAACATTAGAAATAATGCTACAAGTGCTGGTGTTAATAATTTAATCGTAAACAATGGATTCTGGCGAAATATTCAGCCTAATTATCCTAATTTTTCTTTCACTAGTGTGAATTTAAATACAGTTACCAATCTTGTTGTATCACCAAGCCAACATGATGGGTTTAGCATGCCTGATGTTCAATTTTTTAAAAGCAATAAAACTGCAAATGATAATCTAACATTTATGCCTTTTTTGGCTTCAACTACAACAGTTATTAGTAATTATGTAACACCGGAATATTATATTAATCATCAATGCACTTCGGCAGGTACAGGAGAAAATTACAAATACTATCAATTTCCAATTGCATTGCATTTGCAAAATTTGGCCAATCAACCTTTTACTTTTTCTATACAAGCTCAAAATGCTGGAGGTACTGCAGCAGGTCAAAATGTTATTGATATAAGGTTATTAACTTTTACAGGTACTGGAACATCATCACCTGCTACGGTTAGTATAGGTACAATAACTTTGAATCCCGAATGGAGTTCATATACTATTACTGATGTTTTTCCAGACATTGTGGGTTTAACACTTGGAAATGGTCAAGACGATGCATTTTATATTCAAATTCAAATGCCTCTGAATTTAGTATGTGATATCAATTTCACGAAGCCTTCTATATATTTAACTTCTACAACTATTCCAGCAAATGAATTCCAAACATATGATTATGTTAATTCAATTATAAGCAGCCCAAGAACTGGCGATATAAGAATCAGTTTTAACCCTTTTTACAATTCAACAAATAAATGGTGTTTGGGGTGGTTGCCAATGAACAATGGAACGATTGGTAATGCGTCATCAAATGCAACAACAAGACAAAATCCTGATGTATGGCAGCTTTATAATATGCTTTGGTCTTTTGCTCAACCTTATGATACGGGATCTAATTTTAATGCTATAGCTCAGATTTATTCGAGTGCAGGAGCCGCAACAAATTACGGATCAACAGCAATAGCTGATTTTAACGCCAATAAGCAATTAGCTTTAACTCAAGCTATGGGCAATGTATTAATGGGTACAGTACCCATTTCAGCAATTATTGGCGGCTCGTACACCCAAGGGATTACCTTTACTAATTCCGGTGGCAAAATGGTTGTCAACGCAACAAATGGTACATTTTTTTTCGTTGGTCAACCAATTACTTTTGTAGCTTTAACTGGTTCTTTACCGACAGGTATTGTTGCTAATGCAGTTTATTATGTAACTAATTTAAATATACCTGCGCTAACATTTAATATTGCGACAACCTATGCGAATGCCTTAGCAGGCACTCCAGTTGTTGCTTATTCAGCACCATCAGGAACTTTTGAAGTCAGAACAAATACTACTGGCGTTTCGATTGGCGAGCATGCTCATACTCAATTATTAAATGAATTAGTAGATCATACGCACGATCCGTTATCACCTGGAACTGGTTATATCAATAGTATTGCGGCAGGTGGCACAGCAAACTTATCGGCACCTCCTGGAGTGATTTCTACTTTGACTACGGGATCAGTCACTAGAACAGGCTCACAAACTCCTTTTAATATCACACAATCCGGCACTTTTTATAACATGTTTATAAAACTTTGATATAATAGAACATAATTTTAAACATAAGGATGTGTTTATGTCGGTAGATCTAATTTTTGGCCGAGATTTGCAAGGGTATAATGCTTACGCCCCTCAATTTCCTACGGATATTTTCACAGCAACTTTAGCAGCTAATACAGCTGAATCAGTAACAGTACCTTCTAATTTTCCTATTTGGATTATGTACGTTCGTGTCCAGCCAAACGGATGGGTGTGGTGTTCACGAACTGATACTGCAGCAGTTCCCGCAGGTGGAACATTAACATCTTCTAAATCTGAACTAATTGCTGGAACTATTGAATATAAACGTACTGTATATGCAGGGGATACGATTAGCTTTCTTACTCCTAATACAACTTGTGATATTGAAGTCGCATTTTTTAGTAGCAGTATCGCTTAATTGATTTAACGCTGTCTGTAAAAAAGGATTTTTTAAATGGCCGCAACAACTGAAGAAATGTTCACGGAACTACCCACCGTATCAAACGCTACAATGTCGGATATTATTTGCGCAGTTCAAGGGTATGTAAGTCCATCTAATCTTGGTTTATCTGTTCAAGAATCATTGCAGCAAGTTTATAACTTATTTCAATCGAATATTATTCTATTTAATTCGGGAAATCCAAACGGTTCTTTGGCTGGCACTACGTATCAATTTTGTTGGGATACATTAAACGATCTATTGTGGATTTGCACGACATCTGGAACTTCATCTACCGCAGTATGGACACGCGCAAACGTCAATAGCGGATATACAACAACAGCAACCGCTAACGGAACAACAACATTAACCATTGAAAGTAACTACTGGCAATTTTTTACTGGCACATTAAACCAAACGGTTGTTATGCCGGTTACAAGTACATTAGCACAGGGAATAACTTGGTCTATAGTTAACGAATCAACTGGAACAGTAACTATACAATCATCAGGTTTAAATACAATTACGACATTAGCGTCAGGCCAACGTGCATTAATAACTTGTATTTTAAATTCTGGAACAAGTGCATCGTCTTGGTATGCTGCTCTTTCTGCATCAGGAGGCGGCGTAGCATCGATTACAGGCACAGCAAACCAAGTTATTGCTTCATCATCCACAGGGGCAGTAACTTTAAGTACTCCGCAGGATATTGCTACGACAAGCTCGCCAACTTTTAATGCATTAACATTAACCAATCCATTAACTCAAGCAAATGGCGGCACTGAAAATAGCACGCCTTTGACCAATGGTGAGTTATGGGTAGGTAATACAGGCAACCCTCCATCTAGAACAACTTTAACGGCTGGCTCTAATATTTCAATTTCAAACGGGGCTGGTTCTATAACTATTTCAGCGACAGGGCTGGCTGGTTTTAGCTGGACAACAGTTACTGGAACTTCACAGGCCATGCTTTCAAACAACGGGTATATTGCAAATAATGCAGGTCTTGTTACTTTAACTTTACCAGCCACAAGCGCTGTAGGTGATGAAATAGACATTATTGGTAAAGGCGCAGGTGGCTGGAAGGTTCAGTGTGGCGTAGGTCAGACTATCGTAGTAGGCAGTTCAACAACAACATCTGGCGGCTCTGTAGCTTCAACCAATGCCAAAGATTCATTTTATATGATTTGCACTACAGCAAATACAGAATGGACTGTAGCATCAGCTCCTCAATCTTCAGGACTTACAATAGCATAAGGATTTTAATATTATGGCAACTAATAACGCAGTTAATACTAGTTTGTCAGGTCAAACAGGAACTGGTTCTTTTGTAGGTTCAACAAGCGCAAATTTAGTTACACCATTACTCGGAACACCAACCAGCGGCAATTTAACTAATTGCACCCATACTGGAGGCCTAAGAAGCGTCCAAATTTTTACTACAGGAACAGCAGCAACTTATACTAAACCTGCCAATGTAACATCAATAGTTGTTGAATGTGTGGGCGGCGGTGGCGGTGGTGGTGGAATAACTGCAGGTTCTACAACGATAGCTGTAGCTAGTGGTGGCGGCGGTGGCGGTTATTGTCGCAAATATTATTCCTCAGCGGCTGCTAGTTATACTTATACAGTCGGTACGGGAGGTGCTGGCGGTGTTGGAGCTAATAATGGCACAAACGGGGGAAATACAACATTTGATGTTATGACAGCCAATGGCGGTGTTGGCGGAAATTTAGCAGGCGGTATATCTACAAGTTCTACTGGTATTACATTTGGACGACAGGGCGGCAGTGCTTCCGGTGGTGATATTAATATAACAGGTGGGGCAGGTGGTAATGGTTTTAATATTACAGGCGTAACGGCAGCCGGGGCTGGCGGTAGTTCGATGTATGGACGGGGGTCTACAAGTCAAGGAAATACAACAGCAAATGGTACGGCTGGACAAAGTTACGGGTCAGGTGGTGGTGGTGCGTTAGGTGGACTAGCAACAAGTACCAGTCAAAATGGCGGTAATGGTGCAGATGGTTTAATTATAGTTTGGGAATATTCTTAAGGAAATTATATGGCAATTATTTCTGTTAATGCATCAGGTGAATATTGGAACATTGGCAATATTAGACCTTGTTGGATTTATATTAAAACGGATGATTCTTTAGCAACTGTGATGACTCAAGGCTATTTAGATAATGAAACAACTTTAAATTATACAGATGAATTAATGGCATTAGTTAAAGTCACGGAAGGATTAGTAATCCTTGCAGTTTCCACAGCGAATAATCATATTAGTTTAATAGCGCCGGTTGTTGCATGACAGTAAATAATTTTGATTATGCATTTCATTATGTCTTAAAAAATGAAGGCGGTTATAGTGATGATTTAGACGATCCAGGCGGTGCAACAAATTATGGCATTACACAAAAAGAATTAGAATCTTGCCATAAATCATTAAGGGTGCCAAAAGATGTCAAAAATTTGACTATTGAAGATGCCTATAAATATTATAAATACAAATGGGATAGCAATCATTATGATGATATAAATAGCCAAAAAATAGCTATTAAGTTGTTTGATTTATGCGTGAATCTTGGAACTTACGAATCAACCATTATTTTACAACGAGCAATTAATGCTTGCGCTTATGGTTTTAATTTAAAAGAAGATGGGATTTTAGGCCAAAAAACGATTTATGCAGTAAACTCATTACATATTGATAATAAAGACGAACTTTTGCTTAATAATATAAGAAAACAAGCAGTACATGTTTATGAATTGATTATTAAAAATAAACCTCAATTAAAAAAATTTGAAAAAGGGTGGTTAAAAAGAGCGAATGAGTAAAGTTCTTAAATCAGGTGATATTTCAGAAGAACATATTCATAAAACAGTCATCCAATGGATCAACCTACATCCTTCAATTAAAAATTTAATTATGCATTTTCCGAACGAAGGAAAGCGCACATGGTATTTCGGAAAACTTTTAAAAGACTTAGGATTAAAACGGGGTGTTTTTGATTTATTTATTGCAATGCCTCGCCATGGATTCCATGGAGCTTGGATTGAACTTAAAAGCAAAAATGGAAAATTAAGCTGTCATCAACGTTCATTTATGAATGACATGAGGCAGCAAAATTATTATGCTGCCGTTTGTTATTCTATTGATGAAGCCATTGAACAAATAAAGTGGTATTGTTTTGAATAATTAACCATATCCAAAACCATGACTATCAATATCATTATGGACATTGACCGAGTCTTAGCCATAGCCCGAGCCATCACCCGAGCCAAAGCCATCGCCAGAGCCAAAGCCCGAGCCAAAGCCATCGTCCCAGCCAAAGCCCGAGCCAAAGCCATCGTCCCAGCCAAAGCCCGAGCCAAAGCCATCGTCCCAGCCAAAGCTCAAGCCAAAGCCATCGTCCCAGCCAAAACCCAAGCCAAAGCCATCTTCCGAGCCAAAGCCATCGCCAGAGCCATAGCCCCAGCCAAAGCCATCTTCCGAGCCAAAGCCCGAGCCATCACCCGAGCCATCGCTCGAGATCGAGCCCGAGCCATAGAAATTAATTAAATTATTATTTTTTTTCATCATAAATTTACTTTCCAAATGGGCACTTCATCAATTGATTTTTTTGCCTGTACAGTTGTATTTATTATTTCTATAGCTTCTAGCAATTCGATACGATCTACAGCGCAAGGAAACTTGCAATTTTGAGGTCTTTTAACACCCTCCATGGCCAATTGACTTAATGATGCTGCTCCGTCCCAATACCACAATCTTCTTGCATTTTTCAAAACAACTTCTTGTCCATCTCTTGATTCAATTTGACCAAAAAATACTCCAGCACTATAAGTTCTTACAATTACCCATTCATGATTGTATGATTTCATTTTTATTTCCTAAGTAATAAAATAATAAATTTATTTAAAATGGTATATCATCATTTAAATCATTAGCCGATTCGACCTTTGATTTTTTAATATAATCTTTGACTGAATTTCGACTTGGGTAGCGTTCGCCATTGTCTTTCAATTTCCCTTCTTGAATTGCTAATTCAACATAGCCCTGACGATTGATACAATCAGTTACATTTATTTCTCCGTGATCATATTTATCAATAAGTCCTGTTGTTTCGCAAAAATGTCTTAACTTATATCCCATCGCCTCAAGTAAATAATCATAGATAAAATGCAGTCTTCCGTCTTTATCCCAAATGTTAAGCGTTAATTTAATCATTTCATTGCCACTTTTTGACATTTCGTTAGTAGCTGTTGAAACCTGGAATTGATAAATTCCAGGCTCTAATAACGTCATTAATTGCAATTCCTCTTCTGTTTTTGGCGTAAATCTCATGCAGCTTCTCCTTTAATAAGCTCTTGTAAATAATCAATCACTTTTTCCATGGCATCAAACGGCATTTCGTCAAATGTTTCAGCATTAGCTTTATCAAGCCATTTCTGATATTTCTCTTCAGGCACTTTAAGTAAATCAATTAAGCGCTTAACTTCGATAATTTGTTCTTTATCTGCTAATTTTTGCGCTATAGCATCACGTTCTAGCACTTCTTTGCCATAACGCTTAGCAATTTCATTATAAGAAAATGGAAATTGTTCTCCATCTGGAAAAGCTTCTATACGTGATTTTTTAATTATTCCGATCCTATCTTTACCGCGTTTTTGAATTTCAAAAACTAAGTCAAAGAGATAATCTAATTTTTTGTAGCAATCAAAAGTTTGTCCTAAAACCGCCATATTTTGCCCATACTCATTTTTAGCATGACTTGTTATGATTACGTTCATATCAAGACGAAGAAGCAAATTGAGCAAATGTTTTATTTGTTTATTGGCATCTGAATAATGTCTACCAAACTCTGTGCCATTTTTTAATGCTGATTTATCGAGCAAATCATTATATAAAGTAGTTAGCGGGTCAATGATTAATGTTTTGTATTCGTGTTTTTCTGTAAGAAGTGCTTTGACTTCGGTCATGAGTTCTGAAAAATCATTAGTTTGAAACACCACGCCGCCTGATTTTTGAAGCAACCTTGTGTATTGATCGTTTTCAGCACCTTTCTCTGTGTCAATAAGATAAGGTTTTGGAAATTGGATTGCTGCGGTTGTTTTACCAACGCCGGCAGATCCGTAAAATAACGCTTTTAAACGTTTTTGTATTGCTTCGGGTTTTTTTGCTCGTAAAGCCATGATAGTACTCCTAAGTTTCAAATAATGTGATCATTTAAGATCTGCTAAATAAATTCCCGATGCGCACAGCGCTATACGCATGAGGTATTTATCTTTTAAACAATTTGAAAATCCGATATTTTTTAAAATTTAGCCTTTCCTTGGCTGTAACAAAGTCATATTTCATTATCTACTCCAAATTAGATCGCCATTTTCCAGATCATAACGAGCGTATAAACCTTGCTCATTCATCATGTTGTTGAGATAAAATTGACAAGCTTCATCAAGAACTTTTTGTAAGGATTCTTTGTAATAAGTAAGAATATTTTTCCGTGTTACTTCTGCGAAACGTTCACGATTTTCTTGTGAATCGTCTTGAAGCATTGCGAGCAAAGCGCATGTAAAATCGTTATTTATTGAGAAATCATCGCCATTGATGCACTCATTAACTTCTCTATTTGTATGTTCAATATAAAGTCTTGCTAATTCATTTAGGCTTGATTCGGGAAGATCAGATAAGCTCAATTCATATTGGTCATATCTGTATTTTGCGTAGTGAGCAACAAGCTCTTCTGCATAATTAAAAATATTTATTTTATGATTCATGAACGTCAATCCTTTGACACTTATGCACATGTTATCGTATTTATATTTGTTAGTCATTTTTACACCTTGACTTTAAATTTAATTAATTACTTTCTTGATTTAATAAATCGTCAATTGCTTCGTCTGGAGTATTTCCTATCCCAATCGCATATGAAGAAACCCAAGAATCATCAATGAACTCTGCATCGTAATTCTCACAAACAGCAGCCCATTCGCTGCTGTAAGGATTGTATTGACTTACATAAAATTTTCTTTCATTTCGTATCATCACAGTCATTTTTACACCTCACTGTTAGTTGATGAGGATATTAAATAATAAGCATATGTTACATGTCAATATATGTTTATTAAATTTTTATTTGCTATTGTTGTATTTATTAAATATATGTATATTTCGTCTATAAAAACGAACATAAAAATGAAATGACAATAGACGAATCAATAAAAAAATATGGAAGTGCCTATGGAGTATGTAAGGCTCTAGGAGTATCTCCTCAAAATTTTACACGTTGGAAAAAACAAGGATGGATCCCCCAAGCGCAACAATTAAGATTAGAAAAAATAACTAATGGCGAATTAAAAGCCGATGAGTTTGGTCCAGATAGGAGACCGATTAAGAAGTAAAGAACTATAATAAAAATATCTATATTGTGAGCGAGAAATTATGATGTCTAAAAAAAATTATGATGCAGTCAATGAAGAAACACGAATAGCATTACTTGAGCAGTCTATCGGTTATATCTATGAATCATTACGTGATCTTAAGGATTCAATTAAATCTCTTGATTCTAAAATGGAAAGTAGATTTGATAAAGTTGATGATAAATTTGATAAAGTTGATGATGAATTTGATAAAGTTGATGATGAATTCAAGAGTATTCGACAAGAATTTAAAGACGTTCATAAAGAGATTAAACATAATCTTTTTTGGACTATTACGGCTTTTGCAGGGGTTCTAGGGCTTATTGCCCATGCGGTAAAGTGGATTTAATTATGACTTTCGTTTCAAATTAAAAAATCATCTTTTGAATAGAAGGCCATCAATGAATTTAGATAATAAGGAAAAATCAAATATTTCTCATTCTGAAATAATTCCACCAAAATTAGGAAGCAAACATTTTGGAAAAATACTGGTTCATTACAAAATTCCTCTTTATAAGTAAACAAAATGAACGACAATAACAATAATAAACATCCTAATCCTGCATTACTTGAAAGGTTTCTTTCAGTACAAGAGAAAGAATTAGTAATGCGTGGTAAAGAATTAGAAATCCAACAGCAGAATGAAAATAATGCTCACGAATATGCTAAAGCATCTTTACAGGCTAATAAAGAAGATAGGGAATTGTTAGTTGATGAGGTAATAATAGCAAACCTTAGTTAGCTGTCAATTGCTAGCTAATTTATTTATTGCTTTACCAGAATAGCTAATGTTTATATACTTCACGAATATTAACTAATACGTATTGAATATGACTATTGATGAGGCTTTAAAACATTTTAGAAGTGGATATGAGCTTTGCAAAAAAATAGGGGCTCATACTGCTGCATTCACAAGATGGAAAAAGCAAAATTTTATTCCAGTTACGCAACAGTTAAAGATCAACGAAATAACTGGCGCTAACATGCCTATTGATTTAGATAGGGAAGCAATGGAAAAAAGATTAGAAAACATTGAGAGAAAACGATGTTAGATTGGTTGTTAAAAGGAAAAATAAGAAGTATAGAGCAGCGGTTTACTGAAAAAGTCATATAATTTAATTAAGCTGTAAAGTGAGGGTATATGGCCATGACAAATAAAAAGGGCAGCACAGAAGTCAGCTATAGTGGAGACACTAGGTTGGCTCTCCTTGAGCATACTATTAATGATATCAATAAGACATTAGAGCGTTTTGAAAAGCGGTTTGATCGACTTGAAGAAAAAATTGACTCGCAGTGGGGAGCTATGAATTCTAAAATAGATTCTCAAAGTTCTTCCATAAATTCTAAAATAGATGGTCAAAATTCTTCTATAAATTCTAAAATAGACTCTCATTATCGCACTACAATAAACATGCTTCTTGGTCTTTACGGCGGCGTAATAGCTGTTCTAGTAACTGCAATAGGAAAGGCTTATCATTGGTTTTAAGGTGTATCATGACCATGAATTATCGCTTGAGTAAAGAATAATGTATTAGAAAGAGGTAATCATGATGACTAAAAAGACAAAGCAAGAATCAAGTTATAGTGATGACACAAGATTGGCATTGCTTGAACATACAATTAGTGACATCAATAAAACTTTGGAGCGTTTTGAAAAGCGTTTCGATAAACTCGATGATAAAACCGATTCGCATTTTAAATGGACGTTAATTTTATTTTTTGGTTTATATGTCAGTATTGTTGGCGCGATTATAAAGGCATCTCACCTATTCGGTTAGATTACTTTAAAAACATTTTCAGGAAATAATAAAAATAAAAGTGTAGGGACGTTAAATATTTAATGAGATTCATAATGAAAAAAACAATATTTATAGCATGTTTGGCAGCAAGTTCCTTGGCAATGGCAAATTCCACAACTTTTAATTCCAATGGAAGTATTTCTAGCACGGTCGATAATAATAATCCCTATGGTAGAAGCTCTACGACATTTAATTCCAATGGGCAAAGTTCTAGTACCTTTTCTGCAGGAAATGGTGGCTCGATAACATTCAACTCTGATGGAAGTTCCTCTAGTACTTATGCGACTAACAATCCATATGGACGAAGATAATTCATAATGGACTGCTATTTATAAATAAAAATGATCCATCCTAAATTATAAACACCTTTATCCCCAGAAATTGGGGATAAGTCTGTAAAAGAGAGGAAAGGCTTGTTAAACTTCATTTTTCCAGCTTATAAAAAAGTAACCCACCGGTTTGAGGATGCTCATTGAACATAGCCTTGGTGGGTTTTCTTAATTACATTATCGTTTATTTTAACATTTTTTTATTAGAATTATCTCTACTGCTTTGAGCAGTAAACTTCCATAACAAGTCTTTGTTATTTTTAGAGGCCATCGGCTCTAACGGTGGCCTTCTATTACTTCCACTCATCATTTGTCTCCTATCTTTCATTTGAACGCTCTTCTAACCACTGATATATCTCGTCACTTCTCCATCCAACATGGTTTGGTGAAATACGCACTCGTTTAGGGAAGAGACCTTTAGATTCCCAACGAGCCAATGAAGAGCGTGAAGGTAACGGTTTAATAGGTAGTTCTTCATAGCCAAAAACTAAAAGGGGTTTTTGCAGCATGTTTTTTCCTTTAACTTTATTAACCAAGCTAAAGTATGGCGCCGCATAAGTAATGAAGTCACGTGAAGCTATGCCCGCGAAACGTATCTAAAAATTTACTTCACTTTCAATGGTAGAAGCCAATTTTCAATAATGTGGCTTAATCCTTTGGTGAACCTCGTCTGAAAATATAAAATGTTTTTGGACTTGCATATTTTACATTTCCTACATAACATCAATTTTTTAATTAAAAAAGTTGTCTTTTAAACTATGTATTATTCAGCGAAGCTAGTTAATAGTCGTTGAGCTCTTAGATCTTATGTCTTACACTTGAAAAACAAGAAGCTTATAAAAAATACAAACATGACGGATCAAAATAACATCAAGATAAACAAGGATATACTATCATCAGTGATTAAAGGTAATCTTAGTGATTACTATAATCAACCTCTTACCCCCGATAATATCAATGTAATTGCGCAACAGCTTATTGAATCAATTGATAACTTTATAAACAAAAAGGAAGGCTAATCTTTTTTAGAAAACAACTTTGACCATTTTGATTTTTTGATTTTTTGCTCTTGAGAGGACGTTTCGACCTTTTCTTTGTGTTCTAGTAACCGTGCATGACTATTGATAGCATCAAGCATTTTCGATTTCTCTTCCGAAAAATTGTTCAATTGGTCTTTTAAAAACTCAATTTGTTTGGTTTTCTCTTTAATCATATCTAACAGATAATTATTTTTTTCTTCGAGTAGCTTTGTTGTAATTTTCTCGTCAAAATTCTCTATTTTTCCTTCGCGTTCTTGGTCTGGCAATGTCCATGGGAACACTCTAAAAAACTCTGCCTTTTCGATAAAATACTTCTTATTTTCAAGTGTTGCCGAGAGTTTGCCTGCTGTAATCATTTTAACGATTGCACGTTGCGTACATTTTAGAAGCTTTGCGGCTTCGGCAGTTGTTATCCAAGTTCTTTGATCATACATAGATTTTATTCCTCATCGTTCTTACATGTTCTTTGCAAAATTTTAATAAAAAGTTTATTTTTTGCACTTTGTATTATTAATCTTATCTTTGTTTACAAAAACTACATGATAAGAAATAAAAAATTGACAAATTCAAAAAAAAGGTTTTTATTACCTAAAAATAATATTACGAATTTATTAATTGAATTAACTATCAATATTAACTTTACTAGTTAATTATCAAAGTTAGTTTCATAAGGCAATCTTTTTATGTTACTTGATGAACTATACGCATATTATAAATCATGGACAGCATTAACTCGCGATCTTAAATTCGGGTTCAATACTTATCAGGGTTGGAGAAAGAAGGGGTATATTCCCTATGCAACGCAATTATTAATTGAAAAAAAGACGAATGGTCGTTTTAAAGCAAACGAACGTCATGCAAAGCCCCAAAGCGATTCATAATTCAATTCTATTACAAATCAATCTTGCTTAGCTGGAGATGGAGAGGTATATTGATCTCATTTCTAGCTCGCAGTTCCTTGAATGTTTAAAATCAAGTCAGCTACTAGAATTTTCTGAGTAGAGTAGAGGCATCCCAGCCCCTCTATAAAGAAACCACCGCTTGAATGCACATCCGGCAAGATCACTCATTCAAAGCGTTTATTAACTTAGGATGTGTTACGCGAATCCTCACATAACAGGCGCCACACATTCAAACCTAGTAAGGGCTTTTATGCATAACGCACACGGCAAACGCAAAAACTCCAAAGGAGGCTTTCATGTTTGGCGACAACGCATTAACCAAAAATCCAAGGAAGCTTTTATGATTAACGCAAACGCATTATACAATGAATGTGTAGTAAATCAAAATATAACTATAACACATTCATATTTCAAATCTTTATTTTCATTGTTTTTCAAATTTATTCAAACTTCATCCATTAAACCGATTCAATCCACATGCGCCAAAATTTTTACCTTTGGTATTTCTCTATTTTTTTCACTTAAGTTTTATGCCGTAAGGAAGGATTTTTTAAATGACAATTAAAAAAAATACGCCCCAATTTTTGAGGCAATCAGGTTTATCCTTTACAACTATAATTAATCAAACTATGGATATTATTGACGATCCCGCTTCACTCGGAATTTATTGTTATCTCGCATCAAAACCAGATAACTGGGAAATTAATAACAAAGAACTTCAATCGCGTTTTAATAAAGGCTTTGATTTTATTAAAAAACGTTTAGCCGACTTGAGGGAAAAAGGACTAATAAAAAAATCGGCTGTTCGAAATGAGACCACAGGTCAAATTATGAGATGGGAGATTATTCTTGTTAATTACCAGGAGGCGGAAAATCCACCTTCTAGTGAATCCAGAAAGGGTAAAACCCAGAAGGTGGATTTTCCACCCGGTGGAAAAACCGAATCTAATAATAATATAAATATAAAAATAAAAGATAATATTAATAATATAAGCGCAACTAATGCTGCACACCATTTTGTCGATAATGATTATGAGGTTCTTGATTGTGATTCCACTGATAATGCTGATTACTCCAATAATCAGACCAATGACCAAGGAACAGAGCTTAAAACCCATACGGGTAAAACAATCCCAAATAAGTCTGATTATTGTGATAATCAGACAAAATAAATCAATCGTTCAGAACGCTCATAACGTTGATTAAATACTTTATATTTGGCAACTATTATGGAGCGTTAGCATGAAAGCCCAGAAAGTCCTTGTTAATCCTTATGAAGAAAGCTGGCCTGTATTAGATAATGAATATAAACCGATTAAACCCATTACTGAATTTAACGTGTTTTAA